CGGTAAATCCCCAAAGCTTTAAATCGCCGTATCGTTTTCTCCTTATATTTTAGGCGCATGCAATATACATGGCCAAAAGTTACGGGTCTTCCACCTGAAGCCAGCCCAAATGTGAATGGATTGATGGGCAAGATGAAAGAGCGTACGGCCAGCCGCCGCCCCTATATCATCACCGTGGTTTATGCGGTGATCGAAACTTTGCGGGCAAACGGGCGTAATGTGACGGCAATGAAAGTTAAAGCTTGATTGGCAGTTTTTTGAGTGGAGAGAGGCGGTCTGATTTTGCAAAACATTGAAACCAGCCGTGTAGATATGTACGGACTCTCGGGACACTTCCTGTAAATTCCCTGATTTAGGGTGGAGGAAGTTTTGATGACGAACGAAGAGCGAGAGATTCAGCGCAAGCTTAGAGTTCTACAGCACGCCGAGAAGACCGGGAATGCCCGTAAGGCCTGTCGATATTTTGGCGCTGTTCCTTTGGTCTGTGTGTAGGTCTGCTGATGCGGATCACATTCTTGCTCTTGTGGCGAAAGGATTGGTTTCTGTTTCAAATACAAGTATTAGAAGAAGGCGACGGCGAACACAAACACCTTGGACTGAATAACGAAGACCCCCAAATTCTTTCCCAAAGCAATTTAAGAGGCGCAGCATATGGCATCCTTTAGCGGCTTTATTCGCAAATCGCCGGCGCATCGGCTCCGACATTTTTTCGAAGTAAGGGGCGTGGATGCGCCAGATGAATTTGACTGGACGAGTGACGGGCGTGGGACGGCGTTGGTCAGGTCAATCGAAAACCTATTGTCTAACTTGACTGACCGGCAACAGGATGCCTTGAAGGCAGAGTTGGATCATCTCGCCAGTTTGGCCGATAGTAACGGTTTGATAAGCGCTGAACAGATTTGCGCTGGGCAAGGTATTGATATTGAGGGGCTGGAAGGTGTTCAAGATGTGCTGTTGATGCTCTCGGTTGACCATCCTCAGATTCTTGACCGGGTGGCAGCGCAAGCGTCTTTGATGCGACGGACCGGCGGGAAAAACTGGTCCGCATTCCAGTTCGACGACGACGGATTTTCGTGGGCGCTTGAAGATGAAATGGCTAGGGCTTCGTTTCTGACAGACGCCATTGCCATCCTCGACTTGCCAGATCACCGAAAGCGCGAGGCGGATTGGTACAAATCCATTCGCGTGCATCCCATAACCGGCGAAGAAACCGAAATCGTTCAAGCAACGATCTACGTTGAAGAACGCGCAGAAAGCGAACTCGCTTTTGGTCCAGCTGAAACCCTTGAACGTCAAATAGTCCAAAAGGTGTTGGAAGTCGGAATCGCTTGCAACGCGCGGGATCGAGTTGTTGAAATTTGCTCAAGAGGTGGCAAAAAGGTTAGGGATGAATACGCCAAGTCTTTCGCCAAGCATTTTGCACCGCAGGCAGATGCGCCTGTCGAGACACCGCGCAGGGAAGTTCTCTTGGATACACTGCGCCAATCACCGGAATTCGAAATTGAGCCAGCAGACAGCATCGAAAGGGTCGAAGTCTCTTCGCTTGAATGCTATTCAACCGGCGGCGGATTCTGCCGGTTTGAGAGGCGGGGCGATGACGAAAGCATATACCAATTTCTGGAAAGACGTTTCGGTGGGTTTTCTCCCTTGAAAGCGAGTGGTTGGACGATCACAGCGGCAACGATTCGCATCGTTCTTGCGGCTCGCGAGGGCCAAAGACGCAAAACGTTAACCGTCACGCTTCGAACACCCAACACCACCACACTTCCCAACAAGACGGAAAAAGACCGCCTTTTTGTGTTCGATCTCTTGGAACGGTGGAACCTCTTCGCGCCTCCCTCCAAGGAAACTGATGTTATCGAGGTGGCCTAGGTGTCGGCGGCGACATTGCTTTGTGAAATCATAGCGCAGGGCGCAAAGGCTTCCGCTGGGACATTTCGCTCACGGGCTGGATATCACGCGCTAATCCTTCAAGGGTTGGTGCAGGAATCCGGAGTCGTTCAATCTATCCAGTGCGATGATTGCGATGATCCACATGATGCCGAAGTAGTCTTCGAAAGTGGACAATACGGTTATTTCTGCCCTGAGAATGGGTTTGTTGCTATTGAACGTTCCGATCTCACTGGCGTGAAGTCTGATCTGCAAACGCTCACCAGCTTTATCAGCGCTGCACTAGGCTGCAATCGCCGCAAAGGAACGCCGGTAAGTGGCTCGACATGGCGCGTCGGGGCCTTGGACACCATCGCGGGCGATTTGACGATCTACTTTCACCCTCGCTTGCAGAGCTGCGAAGATTTACACGAACTCGAAGCCGCCTTGCAACGCGAAGTCGTTTCGCCGTTCCGATTGATCCTAACGGCCGCTGGGTCGCTCAATGTTCCGGGCGCAAAATCCGCGCGTTTGGATGAAGTGTTGGAACTGGACCCTGTTTCCGGCGATCTGGTGGAATATTCGGACTTGCGCGTCATCGTCAAAGTCCCGCTCGAAAACTCCGGTGGTCGTCCGAATGTTTATGGGAAAAAACTGGACACAATCATTCGTACACGTATCGGAAATGGCCAAGCTTTGTTGGGGCGAAACGAGGAAGGGAAGGCGATTCTCGACGTGTTCCGCAAGCAATTCCAAAACGAAAAGCCACCGTCATTACCCACGATAATGCGCTATCTGACCAAAGCACGAGGTGGATCATAACTGGATCAAAACGCAACGGCTATTATGATCCAACCATTGTCCGTCAACGTCCGCTCACACTCAAACAATGGAGAATGAGCGATGACGGACCACACTGAACTTCTCTCGCAAGCAATGCAACTCATTGCAGTTTCGCCAAACGAGGCCGCCCGTCTGTGCAGCATCGGGCGCACGACGCTTTACGCAGCACTTTCATCGGGTGAGTTGAAAAGCGTCAAGATCGGCACTCGGCGGCTTATCACAATTGACGCAATTCGCGCATGGCTGCAAGACAACGAACAGAAATTTGGCGAGTGAGGGACGCCAGATGCCAAAGCAAGCACGACTCAGCGGGATCAAGGCCCTACGCTGTTACACCCTCGAAGAGGCCGCCGACATCGTTGGCGTCACAACTCGCACGGTCCGAACTTGGACGAAGCAAGGTTTGCAAATGATGGACAGTGTTCGACCTGCTCTCATCCGTGGCGATGATTTGCGCGCCTTTATCAAAGACCAGCGCGAAGGCCGAAAGATAAAAATTGGCCTTGATGAGTTCTATTGCTTGCCATGCCGGGCCGCCCGTAAGGCTGCTGGTGCCATGGCGGATTGTGAAATTGTCGGGACGCGGGCCAAACTCACGGCGTTGTGTGAGCACTGCGAAACGCTGGTTACAAAGCCGGTTAAAAAGGCGCGTATCCCTGAGATTGCCCGCACCCTCGACCTCACAATTACACGGCTTCAGGTGACACTATAGTGGCGGACGCATGCCCCCCTGTTCTTCCTCTTCGACGCTATGCCGACGGTCAAGCTTTTGACGTCCCCAAATCGCAACAAACTGGAGATCAAAATGGCCAAACGCCCCAATGAGAAAAACGAACGGATCAAGCGCCGGTTTCTGGAGTATCGCAAATTCGCTCGCCAGCTTTCTGAAAAATCCCTCGACCGCGAAGTGGCTGCACTAGAACGCTTTGATGTGTGGAATGGGCGCAAAGAGTTCGCACACTTTCATATCGAACAGGCGATGGGTTTTCGCACCCATCTTGAGCAGGCCAAAAGTACGGCGGGCAGACCTTTGGGTAAATCTACGATGCGCGCAATTCTGGCAACCCTACGAGAGTTCATTCTTTGGCTGTCTCAACAAGAAGGGTTTCGCAGCCGGATAAGACCTGCCGATGCGGATTACTTCAACCTGTCGCGGCGTGACGAGGCGGAAGCCCGTGCCGCTCCGGTCCGACCGGCTCCAAGTGTGAACCAAGCCAAACGAGCGCTAGATTTGATGCCATCCAAAACGCCGCGCGAGTTGCGAGACAAAGCGGTGTTCGCGCTTTTATGCTTGACTGGCGTCCGCGTAGCAGCACTTGTCTCTCTGCGCGTTAAACACGTCAATTTGATTGAAAAGTCCGTGAAGCAAAATCCGCGCGAAGTCGACACCAAGTTTGGCAAAAGCATCGACACCTTTTTTACCCAAGGTTTCGAAAGGGCTGAAGCCGCCCTGACTGCTTGGATTACCCACCTTGACGAAGTCGAACTCTACGGCCCCGATGATCCTTTGTTCCCTGCTACCGATATTGTTGCCAATTCGAATACCGGCTTTGCAGCGCAAGGCTTTAAGCGTTGTCCGTGGAAAAGCACCGAGCCGGTGCGCAAAATTGTGCGCGGTGCTTTCGAACGTGCGGGCCTGCCCAACTACGGCCCCCATGCCTTCCGCCACATGCTGGCCCGCCATGCGGTCAACACATCAACGTCAGTGGCCGAGTTCGTCGCCAACTCTCAAAACCTCGGTCACTCGGACGTGCTGACTACTTTGCGCAGCTATGGTCAAATCAGCCGCGAACGCCAAAGGGAACTGGTCACAGGGAAATCTAGTGAGGAATAATACGAGTCGGGTGCAGCATCAGTTGCCAAACGGTTAAGCTCAAGTGCCAGATGTGGGAATGAATGTGGGAACTCTATCAGGCATTATGAAAATTATTCAGTAAATTCAATTGCCTACATGTGGTATGTGGCGGAGCCGAAGTCCGTCAAGTCAACCTAAAAATCTCATATTATGTAATTAAATCAAATAGATGCAACTTTTCCGTGCCGCAATATGTGTTGCAATATGTGTTGCAAAATATGACGCCGATAGCCCCAGTTCCCGATATATTTAGAAACAATTTCACCCCCCGGCTGACTGGCCGAGGGGCGGAAGAAGCGCACCCTCATGCAGAGGCCAATAGGAGACCAAAAGATGCCTGATAATGATACGATTTTGAACGATAACCTGCAAGCGGCCTTGTCCCATGCCAAAGCGGGACGGCTCGTATTCCCGTGCAGCCCTGACAAGCGCCCATTGGTAAAATGGCGTGCCCGTGCCAGCACCCGCCCGGAGCAGATTGAACGCTGGTGGAGTAAGTGGCCGGACGCTATGCCCGGCTTGCCGATGGGGCGCGCGTCCGGGCTGGCAGTGCTGGACCTTGACAAACGCCCGGACAAGGATGGGGTGGCTGCTTTGCGCGATCTGGGTTTTGACCCGGCCTCCCTGTCCCCGTGTATCGTCGGCACCCCATCCGGCGGCCAGCACGTCTATTTCCACTGGGCCGAAGGCTTAGGGAACTCCGCCGCCGGGCTGCCCGCTGGCGTGGACGTGCGGGGCGAGGGTGGTTATGTTATCGCGCCCGGTGCGGTGAATGACGTGGGGGCCTATTCTGGCGAATTGAAGTCTGATCTGCCTAGTTGGCCAGATGGACTTCGCCCGACCCGCTCTGATGTGCCTGCGTCGGTCTCTGGTGAGTGGAAATCATTGCCCTTCGATAATGTCAGGGAAGTCCTCATGACGTTGCCCAATGACGGGGATGTGTTCGCCAGTCGCGACGATTGGCTAAAAATCGGGATGGGGCTTCACCACGAAACGGATGGCAGCGAAGCCGGGCTGATACTTTGGCAGGAATGGAGCGCCCAGCATCCCAGCTTTGACTCAGATGCCACCGAGGCCGCTTGGAAATCCTTCCGCCGGGAGTCCGGCTCTACCGTCACCTTTGCGTCGGTGCGGGCCAAGGCGGAAGACTTTGGGTGGGTGGACCTGTCTGCGTTTGACGATTGTCTGACTGCTGAAGAACTGGCGGAGATTGACGAATTGGTGGGGATGCCCACTGTTGCCGCCGAAGCCAAGGCCAATCTGGACAAGATAGCCGCGCAATCCCGGCTCCGTTTCCTGTCCCCGTCTGATTGCGAGGCCATGCCCGCCCGCCATTATGTTGTGAAGGGTCTTTTAGCCGAACGTGACGTGGGGTGCATTGTGGGCGCTCCGGGTGCGGGTAAGTCCCTTCTGGCCCCGTTCATCGGCTACGCGGTGGCCCAAGGTGAACGGGTGTTCGGACACCGGACACGGGCGGGCGGCGTTCTCTACGTCGCGGCGGAAGACGGTCACGGGATGCGGGGCAGGGTGAAGGCCCTGAAGGACACCCACGGGGACGCGGACGCCTTTCGTCTGGTGGATGGTGTGGCCGACCTTTTGAATAGCCAAGTGGCGGGCAAGCCCAGCCCAGATTTGGGCGCGCTTCTGAAAGCGGTGAAAGAACGCAAGCCCGCGCTGATCGTGGTGGACACCATTGCAATGGCCTTCCCGGGTTTGGAAGAAAACGACGCAAAGAGCATGGGCCTTGTTGTGGCCGCCGCCCGGTCCCTGACCAAATGGGGTGCGGCGGTGCTTTTGATCCACCATGACACGAAGGACGGGCAGCAAGGGCTTCCGCGTGGTCACTCTATCCTGAACGGCGCGTTGGACATGTCACTGCACCTCAAGCGCCATAACGGCGTTGTCGTAGGGCGACTCACCAAGAACAGGAACGGCGCAACCGATCAAAGTTTGGCGTTCACGGTGAAGACCGTGACCTTGGGCGAAGACGAAGACGGCGATGCGATCACTACGGCGATTTGCGAGGAATCCGGCGCGCCCGACAGTGCTGCCCCGAAGCTGACGCCCAGCGGCGCGGCAGCCCTTGCCGTTTTCAATGATCTGTCCCAACCCGTCACTGAGGACGCTTGGCGGCAAGCCGTGATGGACTCGCGCACCGTGTCTGCATCCGATGACAAAGACAGCCGACGCAAGGCTTACAAGCGGGCGGTAGAAGACCTGACCCGTAAGGGTATGGTGGTGTTTGCCGACGGCGTATTCACATTGGCAGCGGGTGATTGCGAAGACTTCACCGACGATATGGTGGAGTGGGTGCAATGACCAAGGCGGCGCAATTCTCCACGGTGGCCGTTCCTTCCGAGCCTTTCCATGACGGTCAAAACGCCGGGACTGAATCCATGCCGCGTCAGCAAAGGCGGCGGCTGAACAGCCCGAACACCGGACAAAGCGGACGGACACGGACAAATACCGGACATGTCCGTCTCTGTCCGGCGGGCAATAGGTGGGCGCGATACCGGACGGACACGGACAGGGGTCTTAAGACCTGTCCGTCTGTCCGGTCCGCCCATGCCCCAGACATTCAGGTGTTAGGGGAGAGTGAGGGAGAATTGACCACGGCGGTAGGTTTACCAGCAACGGGTCCCTCTGGGGGCCGTGGGGTGCGGGGGACGCGGAGCCGCGTTGCTTCGCTCTGTGGAGAAACATTGAGATCGGAAACCCGGTTAGCCTTGAAGCCGATCCTCCGGGATGTCAGCAAAGCCGCCAATTATTCCGATAGAACCATGGTTCCCCGGATTCCCGTAATTTCCGATGTTCCCGTAGTTGCCATGGTTGCCGAAATTCATACTCTGGTATGGCGAGTTCGTTCTGAGGAGCAGACGGTCCTTGGACACGATTTCACCGAGGTATCGGCCCTGCATATCAATAAAGATGCCCTCGCGCTCCATGAAATGTCCAATGTTTTGACCGGTAGGGGCATGGAGTTGACCGTTAGCGAAATTGGCAATGTGTTGGCCTCGACTGTTGAAAAGAAACTGCATCAAATGACTCCTTTGAAATGGGTGTTTAGGGAGGTTTTATATCATGGGATTTAGCGAAGTCGAGATTGCTGAGATTGCTGCCCTAGTCGGGTTGCCGGAAACCCCCACCAACACCGCCGATCTGGTGGACGCTGGGGGGCTGGCGGAATGGCTGGGCCTGACACCTAACCGTGTTAGCGCCTTGGCGCGGGAAGGCGTGTTACCTCGGACACCGGAAAAGATGTTCCCGTTGCGCGCCTCGATCTTGGCCTATTGTGACCATGCCCGCGCTGGAGCAACAGGCCGCCGAGTTGACTCCGATCTGGCCACCGAGAAACTGCGTGCCGCTAAGGCCACCGCCGAAAAGCTGGAAATCCAGAACGCAAAATCACGGGGCAATTTGCTGGACGGCAAACAGGTGGCGAACGAATGGCGCTCGATCATCACCGATCTGCGCGCCGCCGTGTTGGCTGTACCTTCGAGGGTGGCAGGTAGGATGGGGATGGACCGGGCCACGACCGCCGCACTCGACACTGAAATCCGTGACGCAATGGAGGTGATTTCCAATGACCGCTGATCCCCGCCTTGGCCAGATGCGCCGTGATGCGCTGCAAGCCTTCCGCCCACCTGCAAAACTAGCATTAGCAGATTGGATTCAAAAGTCCGTCTTCTTACCGTCCAGCATCGCCGCCCAACCGGGCCGGATGCGCCTCTGGAAGCCCCAGATGGAGATTGCGAACTCCATTGGCGACGATACCGTGGAGCGCGTCACGATCCTGAAATCTGCCCGCGTCGGGGCCACGCAACTCATGGTGGGGACGCTGGGGCATTTCGTGGAGAATGACCCATCCCCAGTCCTTTGTGTCGTGCCAGCCGAAGCGGATGCGCGGCACCTTATGGTTTCAGTGATTGAACCAACGTTTCAAGAGTCCCCGTTGCTTCGGGCCGCCTTGTCCAACGATAGCCGCGATACCATGCTTCACCGCCGCTTTGCTGGGGGCAGTCTGTCGATTGTCTCAGCCCGCGCTCCGCGCAACCTTCGCGCCCGGACGGCTCGGATTCTGTTTGCTGACGAAATCGACGCTTACGAATTGAGCGCCGGGACCGAAGGAGACCCGGTGGAACTTGCCATGCGCCGCACCATGACCTTCGGCAATCGCCGGATTGTGCTGGCCTCGACTCCCATTGATGCTGAGACCAGTCGGATTTTGCGGGCCTATGAGCAATCTGATAAGCGTATCTTTGAAATCCCGTGTCCGCATTGCGGGGAGTTCTCCGAAATTGTCTGGGCTGATATAAAGTGGGACGCGGATAAGCCGGAGACGGCCCATTGGCGCTGCCCGACGTGCGAAGGCCGAGTGGAAGACCGTGTGAAGGCCCAACTGGTGCAGGCGGGCCGTTGGCGGGTGCTTGCGCCGCATGTGGAAGGGCATAGGGGGTATAAGCTGACCTCGTTGACCTCCACGTTACCAAATGCGACGTGGCCCAAGCTGGCGGCGGAGTTCCTTCAGGCCAAACGGTCCCCGACCACGCTCAAACCGTGGCTGAATACTGTGTTGGGCGAACCATGGCGTGGCGAAGGCGATGATCTGGATTCCACCGATTTTGCGGCCCTGCAACGCCCCTTCAGCCTCGACACCGTGCCTGAAGACGCCCTTGTGCTGACCGTTGGCGGGGATGTGCAGAAAGACCGCGTAGAACTTACCTACACTGGCTGGACGGCGGAAGGCGATATGAGGGTGCTGGATCATGTCCCGATCTGGGGCGATCCGACGGACAGCGAAACTTGGATAGAAGTGGAAGACGCCTTGCGCCGCCAGTTCCGGCACCCGCTGGGTGGTGTGTTGAATGTGGACGCCGCCGTGATCGACTCCGGCAACTGGGCCGACCAAGTCTATAATTTCTGCCGCCCGAGAACCGCACGGCGCGTTCTGCCCGGTAAAGGCGTGTCCGGCTTCAGCCGCCCGTCGCTGGCCTTCAGTTCTTCCCGCAAGGTCCGGCTGGCCCTGATCGGGGTGGACGGGGTGAAGTTGACCTTGCACCAGCGTCTTGCACATGGCGAAACAATTCTGTTTTCTGACCAGTTGAGTGGGGATTATTTCGATCAAGTCCGGGCCGAACGTCTGGTCACCAAATTCAATAGGGGCCGCCCGATGCGCGTCTGGGAAGTGATTTCGGGCCGCCGAAATGAGGCGCTGGACACTTTGGCCTATTCCTATGCTGCGCGGCAACTTGTTGGGCTGGACATGGAACGCCGGGTAAGCGATCTTGCGAGAAAGGATGGGCCGAAAAAGGCTCCTATGATTGTTAAGTCCGCGTGGTTGGGGAAATAGATGCTTGAGCAAGAAAAATACATTTTTGAGGCTATGGAAAATATCGACCGTGATCTGGAAATGCGCGGAGTAAAACTTTCAGATCGCCCACTAATGGCTGCCATGGAATTTGTCCGTCTATTTGTTCTTGACGTTTCACATGGCGACAAAGACGCCCCTTGGAATGAACCGTGGTTCGCGATAATTAGCCATCATGTCAGGGATTGGTACCAAAAAACCTACGGGGATGCGCTTGAGTCTGAGAAGAATAACTTTGTCGGAGTAGTCCTAATTCGTTCGCTGCCATATGAACTTAAGATACCTCACACAAGGCACGAGATCGAAACAGAGGGCGAACGGATATGGGTTGTCTTTCCGTCTGGTGTAGACGATGCCGAGACGCCTTTTGATTGGCTTGTTAACCCGCCCAACATTGACCGATTATCTGATGAAGCCACCACTGACCTTCGGGCGCAGATTAGTTATGTGACCTCCGCGCTACGACAGATTTCTGCAAACCTTGGCACCACAACAAAAATTGAAGGTGACTTTTCAGGGTTTATTTCGGGCATTCAAACAGAACTCGAAAGCGCAGCAAGAAACATAATTAAGAATACGCCGGATTCTTTGCAAATTGCCGTGTGGTCTATTCAAATGGCTATGGAGAGAACTCTTAAGGCAATATCAATCCAACAGCGTACCGAATATAGAGAAAGCCACGACCTTTTCGTCTTATTTGACGACTTGGAAGGGGTCGACAACGTGGCCCCCCGTGATCTTTTAAAAATACTACCCCGACAGAAACAAGCCGTGTCTGCTCGATATGGGCATAGTCCAGATCTTCGACTTTCGAATTTAACGGATACCTACAGGGCTGCAATTGAGTTTATTAGGTTGGCCACTTCGATGTTTGAGCGAAAAGTGAAAATTTCAAACGCTAGGTTTCTGATCCAGAAGCCACCGTGGCTTGAATTACCTTCTGGTGAGAACGGATCGGGTAGGAATGATGCCTAAGCTGGAAGCTGGCCACGCCCGTTACGAAGTTCCAACACTTTGTTCAACATGGCAATAAATCCAGTGTCACTTTCCATGTCGATGTTGATCATGTCGCAAATCTGATTGTCGGACCATTGCAGGCTAGCAAATTCGCCTGTCCGCCGTCCCCACTGGTGAATGAGCCGCTGGGCTGCGTCTTGGCGCTTGGGGTGAATCTCGCCAGTGATGAACGGTGCGAAAAGCGAATGTTTGTTGCGGGTCCTGCGGTCCATTGATCAGTCTTTCTGTAGGGTCGTCGGGCGCGGCGGAGAAAGCACCACGCCCGGCGGTCTTGGCTGTTGATGAGGCACCACGAAGCCTCATCTATACTTATCCGATTCCTGCAAGCGGATACAAGAGAAAAATCCATATCACACCACTGTCAAACTGAATTATACTATAAAAACAATGCTTTGACTCCGCTTGCTGCAAGCTGATATACGGGGATTCGTCAAACTAGGAGTCCTGATATGACCAGCAATGAAGACCGTGATACAGAATATGGTGGGCCGTTTTTCGTGCCTGCCGATGCGTCTGACGAAATGGGCGTGACTACCGAACAAGCCGCCCGCGCACTCGCTCATGCGGGTTTAGATCGTCGGCAAGCGACCGCATTTTTCCGCAACCGCGTTTTGGCAGGGCAAGTGACACCTTGCGGACGTGTTGAAAAAGAAAAAGACGGACGGCAGCCCTATTTGTTCCATGCCGACCAAGTCTTGCTCACGGCAATCCTGCACCGTTTGGCGGAGTCTGGCCTCACTGGCGAGCCGCTTCAGGAAGCATTTCGCGTACTGTCTTGGTGGAATGCGGACGAAGTTCCGAACCCGCCAGCCCCCACGCCGTCGTCTTGGGTCTTCCGCGCATACTTGGCGGGCCAACGCAATTTCGGCTTTGAGCTGATCACCGTTCGCAATACGACGGGGCGTGGCGACGTGAAATATTCCGCCCGTGTTCGCCAATTCAATCTCGACACCAAAGAATCCGTCGGTACGCATTTCTTGGACCGTGGCCCGACATGGGAACGCCGTTCCGTCTGGGCCACCGATCTTGACCCGATCTTGGCGCATATCACTCGGAATAAGGGCGAACACTAATGGCCCTTCTGTTCTTCCCCAAACTGTTTTCCCGTCCGGCCAAGCCGCAAGCCGTCCGTCGTTTTGACGGCGCTGCTGGTGGTCGCCGTGGTTTTGGGATGGGGACGTTTGGGCGGGTCAATTCCGAGGTTTCGGCCAGTGGGGCCACGCTCCGCAGCCGCGCCCGGTATCTCGCCACTAACAACCCTTGGATTTCGCAGGCAGTAGCAAATTGGGCCGGGGCGCTTGTCGGGTCTGGGATCGTGCCGAATCCGAAACACCCCGACACTTCCATACGCGCCGATCTGACGGCAGCCTTCCAAGGCTGGGCCGATGACGCGGACGCTGATGGCCGCACCGATTTCTGGGGTCTTCAGGCGGACGTTGCACGCGGGCTGGTGATTGATGGCGAAGCCTTTCTTCACGTTCTGCCCAGCGAAGATGGGCCGCGCCTTCGTCTCTTGCCGCCTGAACTGGTGGACGAGTCACTGACCCGCGAACTCGGGAATGGTGCGGTGATCGTTCAGGGCGTAGAGTTTGGCGCCGATGGCCGTCGTGTTGCCTATCATGTGTTGCCATATCGGCCCCATGACCAGTTCGCCAATTATGCGCCGCCCGTCAGAGTTCAAGCCGATGAAGTTATCCATGTGATGAAGCCGCTGGCGGCGGGGCAGGTGCGCGGTATCTCTTGGCTGGCCCCTGTGATCCTTTCCGCTTCGGATTTTGACCAGCTTTGCGATGCGCTCTTGATGGGGGCCAAGGTGGCTGCCATGCACTCCGCCTTCCTTATAGACCTGAACGGAACAGGTGGGGAACCTTATGATGGTACGGGCGAAGGTGGAATCTTGGAAACAGGGCTGGAACCCGGCACCATGAAACGCCTGCCGACCGGATATGACGTGAAGTTCAACACACCCGGCCAGTTGACCGAAATCGGGGCGTTCCTTCGCCTTCAGCTTCAGCAACTTGCGGCGGGCCTTGGGTTGCCCGATCACTTGCTTTCGGGCGATCTTTCGAACGCCAACTATTCCAGTCTGCGCGCGGGTCTTTTGCCGTTCCGACAGCGGGTGGAACAAATCCAATATGGCGTCTTTACCCCCCAATTCCTTGCACCAATATGGCGGCAGGTGGTGGCGTTCGCCGTCTTTTCTGGTGATCTGGCCGCGCCCGACTACGAGACCACGCCGCGCGCTTATGGAGCCGAATGGTTGCCGCCGAAGCCGATGCAGGTGGACCCACTCAAAGACACGCAAGCGACCGTGGCCGAACTGGAAGCGGGCCTGACCTCGCGCCGCAAGGCCGTGGCCGAACGCGGCTGGGCGTTGGAAGACCTCGACTCCGAAATAGCCGCCGACCCGCGCCAAGCTGCCAAGGAGTCCACCGATGACGCCTAAGCAAAAGCGCGAGCACGAAAAGTACCTTCGCGCTCTGGCCGAAAAGGCCGGGGCCAGTGACGAATTTCGCGGCCCAAAGCTGACCGTTAACCCGGCCAAAGCCGACGTTATCGTGCTGCCCCGCGAAAGCCGCAAACTGACCCGCAAAGATAAGGAATTTGGAACATGGCAACGCAAACTGACTTGCTGACCCGCCGGGCGGTATTTGCCCCGGACACGTTCAACGCCGATGCTGGCACGGTGGAAGCTGTTATCAGCACCTTCGCCCCGGTGCAGCGCAAAGGTTTCATGGAGCGGTTGGACCCTGCCGGGCTGGATACGTCCCGCCTGATTGGTGCGCCCGTTCTGGACGGCCACCGTCAAGGCTCTGCCCGTGATGTGATCGGCACCGTTACAGGACACCGCATGGAGGACGGCAAGCTGCTGGCAACGATCCAGTTTTCGGGGGCCGCCGACGCTACCCCCATTGTGGATCGTATCCGCGAAGGGACGATCAAGGGAGTCAGTATTGGCTACCGTGTCACTTGCTGGAAGGATTCCACCGACCCAAATTCTCGCGCCCGCGTTCGGACGGCGGCGGCGTGGTCTATTTCCGAAGTCTCTGCCGTTCCGATCCCCGCCGACCCCGGCAGCCAATTTAGAGGTGAAAACATGCCCCAAGATGAAATTGAAACGGTGGAGAACCCCGCCGAAGAAACGACCCAAACCCGCGCGGCCATTCGCCAGATTTGCCGCACGGCCAATATGACGGCAGAACAAGCAGACGATATGATTGACCGCGATTTGTCGATTACCGAAGCCCGCGCGGAAGCCTTTGAGACGATGCAGCGCCGGACCCCGGCTCGTATCCGCACCGCCGCTCCGGCCAATGATGACCCCACCGTTACCATGACCCGCCGCGCCGATGCGCTTTATGCCCGTGTCAGTGGGGAAACGCCCAGTAATGAGGCCCGCCCGTTCATGGGAGAAAGCCTTCGGGACATGGCGCGCGCTTGCGTGGAAGCTTCGGGCGTCAGCACTCGTGCAATGGAAGCGGATACGTTGTTCCGGGCCGCGATGGCAACGACCAGCGATTTCCCACAGTTGCTCACCAGTACGGGCAATCGGACATTGATGGGCGCATATCAGGCCGCCCAGTCTCCGGTTAAAACGGCATTGGCCCGCCGTTCAACAATGTCGGATTTTCGCCCCAGCACGCGCTTGAAATTGTCGGACATTGGCACTTTGGAAAAGGTCAGCGAGTCCGGTGAGATTACCCATACATCGCGCGGTGAAGCGTCGGAGTCCTACGCTCTGGACACCTACGCCACGCAATTCTCTATTAGCCGAAAGGCGCTGATCAATGACGATCTGGGCGCGTTTCGTGATTGGGGCAACACCGCAGGGCGCATGGCTGCCGAAACGGAAAGCAATCTCTTGCTGACCCTGTTGTTAGGTAACCCGACGATGGGAGAAGACGGCAAGGCGCTTTTCCATGCTGATCACGGCAACCTTGCCGACGTGGGCTTGGCCCTTGGCGATGCAGGGGCAGGCCTGAACGCTCTATCCACTGCGCGGCAAGCCCTTCGCGGTATGAAGGCTCTGGATGGGAAGACCCCGATCAACGCCACGCCCAAGTTCCTTGTGGTGGGGCCAGAGCAAGAGACAACCGCCGAAAAGCTGTTGTCCGAAATCGCCGCCGCAACTGTCGAAGACGCGAACCCCTTTGCCAAGCGCCTGTCGCTTCTGGTGGAGCCGCGTATCACGGACAATCAGTGGTTTGTCTTTGCCGATCCAGCCCAACTTCCCGTCCTCGAATACAGCTACCTGTCTTCGGCCCAAGGTCCGCAGATGGCGAGCCGGGAAGGCTGGGACGTTCTGGGCATGGAGTTCCGCGTGGTACTGGACTTCGGGTGCGGCGCTGTCGATTGGCGCGGCGCTTACATGAACGAGGGCAGCTAATGGCGACCGTGGCCGAGCTTCAGACAATGCGGGCGGACCTTTTGGTCGCCCGCGCTGGCGGCGTCCAGCGCTACCGGGACCAGAACGGCGAAGAAGTGGAATACCGCTCTGACACCGAAATGGCCCGTGCTCTGGCCGCGCTTGATGCGGAAATCTCTGCCCAAACGGTCCGGCCCGCCAACACGATCCACTTCCATATGAGTAAAGGACTCTAAGATGAAAAACTACGTTCAAAAGGGTGAGAATATCACCGTGACCGCCGCCGATGATGCCACCAGTGGGCA